GGTGGGGCAGGAGCTGCCCCCAGAACCTATCACTCTTTTGAACCAGTCAATGAACCTAAAAACATTATGTTCGAACATGTCCGAACAGAGTGTGAAAAAACTCCTGACCGTCACGAAGAAACCGACAAGGCATTCGAGGAAATATTCTGGTGTGCAGGCATGCGGAAAGCCGGGAAGAAAAACGCAGCTTCAGCATTCAGAACACAGTTCAGGGAATGGCGTAAAACTACCAGGGGGACGGCAAGCGAGTTTGCCACGATGCTGGCAGAAGACATTGCGTGCAGGCTCGGTAAGCAGTTCGGGTTCGACAGGTTGTTACCATCGAGCTACCTGAATGGTCAACGCTGGAACGACGAAAAGCCAGAAACCATTCAACCACAATCCAAACCATCATCCGCAATCACCGTATCGAAAACTGGCTACGTGTTTTTCGACAGGTGAACCATGAAATCCAGAATCAAATCGTTACTTATCGCTGGCTATAACCATGGCTGGCTTAGTTCTGCATTCGTTGAGTTCTGGTTTAACCGTCTCGATCTGAGGTCGGCGTAATGACTCCAAGTGAACTGAGCGACCTGCTTTGGGCGCAGGTTGACAGGGTGGCTCCGCACCTGTTGCCAAATGGCAAGAAAGAGGGGCATGAGTGGGTTGCCGGTAACGTCAACGGTGACAAGGGAAACAGCCTTAAGGTCAACCTTAGCGGCAAGAAAAAATGGGCTGATTTCGCTGAGGGAGACGGCGGTGACATGCTTGATTTGTGGATGGCATGTCGTGGAATTAACCTGCATCAGGCTATGCAGGAAGCGAAAGCATTTCTCGGTATCAAGGATGACGATCACCATTTCGATGCCAAACGTGAGAAGAAATTCTCCAGACCTGATCGCAAGAAAATCGCCCGCTACGTTACCAGAACAGAATCCCATCTTGAGTACCTGCAATCGCGTGGCATATCGCCAGAAGTCGTAAAGCGCTACGAGGTTGTCAGCGGCAAGGTGTGGAATGGAGAACGAGAACTTGATGCACTGGTGCTTCCGTACAAACGCGATGGTGAGTTGTTGCAGGTCAAGCGAATCAGCACTGAGCGACCGGACGGGAAGAAAGTCATTATGGCAGAAGGTGATTGCGAACCTTGTCTGTTTGGATGGCAGGCTCTGGACGCTGGCGTGAGGGCGGTTGTACTTTGCGAAGGCGAAATTGATTGTATGAGCTATGCGCAATACGGCATCTCGGCGTTATCCGTGCCGTTTGGTGGCGGGAAAGGCGCTAAGCAACAGTGGATTGAGTTTGAGTATCACAACCTCGACAGGTTTGAGGAAATATTCATCTCGATGGACGTTGATGATGTTGGTAGTGAAGCCGCAAGGGAAATCGCAAGCCGACTCGGTGAACATCGTTGCCGTCTTGTTACTCTGCCGTACAAAGACATCAACGAATGCCTGATGAACGGTGTTACCGAGGATGAAATCTGGCAGTACATCGGCACGGCATCCTACTTCGATCCTGAAGAACTCTACAGCGCGCGAGAGTTTTACCAGGACACTATCAACGCTTTCTACGGCAAGCAGCAGTATCTGTTTAATCCACCGTGGGAATCTCTGGCAGATAAATTCCAGTTCCGTGAGGCCGAGTTGACGCTGGTCAATGGTGTGAACGGTCACGGAAAAACGGAGGTTGTCGGGCATATGGCACTTGAGGCAATGCGTCAGGGTGTGAAGACGTGCATCGCGTCACTTGAGCTGAAGCCTGGTATTCTCCTTAAGCGCCTTACCCGTCAGGCGACGTGCTGCAAGATGCCGCCAGTGCTGGAAATTGACTCTGCATTTAAATTTTATGACGAAAGACTTTGGGTGTTTGGCCTGACCGGAACGGCGAAAGCCGACAGGCTGATCGAAATATTCGACTACGCTCGCCGCCGATACGGGATCCAGTTATTCATCATCGACAGCCTGATGAAATGTGGCATAGGCGACGATGACTATAACGGGCAGAAGGCGTTTGTTGACTCGATTTGCGACTTCAAAAACAAAACAAACTCCCACGTCATTCTCGTTACTCACTCGCGAAAAGGAGACAGCGAAGAAAAACCAACCGGGAAAATGGACGTAAAAGGCTCTGGAGCGATAACAGACCTGACAGACAACCTTTTCATCATCTGGCGTAACAAGGCTCGCGAGAGAGCGTTACAGAGAGTTCAGAGTGGTGAAAAGATGTCAGAGAAGGACGAACAGCTACTGGCATCTCCGGCATCTGTTTTGATGCTTGAAAAACAACGTAACGGCGAAGGTTGGGAAGGTGGTGTCCCGTTGTTCCTTGACGAGCAATCGCACCAGTTCCTGCAACTTGAATCAGGATCGCCATATAGCTACATCGCCAATATGCCGAAATCGGAATATGACGAGGCGTGGCGACAGGAAAACGTGACGGAGTATTAAATGACCATCTACATCACTGAGCTTGTAACAGGCCTGCTGGTAATCGCAGGCCTTTTTATTTGGGGGAGAGTAAATCGTGGTTGAGTTGATTTTCTCTGCATTGAGGCTTCTCGGTGCTCTGTGGATGGTGGCGACGTTCATTGTGGTTGTTGGCTGTTTTGTCCGGTTGGTAGGCGAAGGTAAAGACCTGGTGGGTGTGCTTTTCGGTAGCATTTTCCTGTGGGTGATTATCGGTGTTATGCCTGTCGCTGTAGCAAAAATGGCGTGGCGTTTTGTGAGTTGAACTGAGGGTAAGTATCGATGGACGAATCAAGAAAGCAGTTTGAGGAATACGTTGCCAAAAAATTGAGATTACCATTCGAGATGATAACCGAGGCAAGAAATGGTGATAGGTACTTCGCATTTTCAAGCATGGATATTCGTCACTCCTTAAATGAGTGGTGGACTTTATGGCAGGCATCGCGAGCAGATATTGAAATAACCGCGCCAAAGTTTATCGACAGCAGAGAAGCATTAGCCAAAGGGTTTACCGTTGATTATTCCAATGGCTTCGGTGATGCAATGGATGCTTATGAGGAAAACATCCGCTCTGCTGGAGTCAAAGTGAAGGAGTAACGATGAAGCAAACAATCTTCCTCCGAAGTAAGCAACAACAGCAAGCCGCAATCAACGCCATCCTCGAAACTCCTCTCGATAAAGACAAGCCAGTCACCATCCGCATTACTGACTACAAGCGCAATCTTGACCAGAACGCAAAATTTCACGCGATGCTGGCGGATATCGCTCGTCAGGTTCAATGGTGCGGCAAATGGTTAAAACCGGAACAGTGGAAGGTTTTGTTGATTAGCGGTCATGCAGTGGCAACAAAACAGGAAGCTGATGTTTTGCGCGGCCTTGAAGGCGAATTCGTCAACATTCGCGAAAGCAGCGCGCAGATGAGCGTGAAGCGTATGGCAAGTCTGATCGAGTACACAACAGCCTGGGCTATTGGTCAGGGTGTCAGATTTACCGACAGGAGGTACGAATGAGACGACAGCGACGAAGTTTCACCGACATCATCTGCGAAAACTGCAAATACCTTCCAACGAAACGCTCCAGAAATAAACGCAAGCCAATCCCAAAAGAATCTGACGTAAAAACCTTCAACTACACGGCTCACCTGTGGGATATCCGGTGGCTAAGACATCGTGCGAGGAATACAAGGTGATTGACCCAAATCGAAGTTACGAACAAGAAAGCGTCGAGCGAGCTTTAACGTGCGCTAACTGCGGTCAGAAGCTGCATGTGCTGGAAGTTCACGTATGTGAGCACTGCTGCGCAGAACTGATGAGCGATCCGAATAGCTCAATGTACGAGGAAGAAGACGATGAATGAGTTAATAAATGGCAATGCCATCAAAATGACAAGCATTGAAATCGCTGAGTTGGTGGGTAAGCGTCATGACAATGTGAAACGTACCATCGAAACGCTGGCTAAAAATGGTGTTATCCGGCTTCCTCAAATTGAGGTTTCCGAAAGAATCAATAACTTAGGGTTCAATGTTCAGTACGAGCATTACGTCTTCGAGGGCGAACAAGGTAAGCGAGACAGTATTGTCGTTGTTGCCCAGTTGTCGCCAGAGTTCACCGCTCGCCTTGTTGACCGTTGGCGAGAGCTTGAAGAAGCTGCGGTTAATATCCCCAAAACGCTACCGGAAGCGTTGCGCCTTGCTGCTGACCTTGCTGAGCAGAAAATGCAACTGGAAAACCAGCTCGCAATTGCCGCACCTAAAGTTGAGTTTGCCGATCGCGTTGGCGAGGCCAGCGGAATTTTGATTGGAAACTTTGCAAAGGTTGTTGGAATTGGTCCAAACAAACTGTTTGCGTGGATGCGCGATCACAAAATCCTTATTGCTTCAGGTTCCCGGCGCAATGTGCCAATGCAGGAATATATGGATCGCGGCTATTTCGCAGTGAAAGAAACAGCGGTCAACACAAATCACGGAATACAGATATCGTTCACCACAAAAATCACCGGGCGTGGTCAACAGTGGCTGACCAGAAAGCTGCTCGATAACGGAATGCTGAAAGTAACCGGGGAGGCTGCTTAATGGCTAACCTACGCAAAGAAGCGCGCAACAGAGAATGCCAGGTACGTATTTACGGCGTATGCAATGGTAATCCTGAAACTACAGTTCTGGCACATTACCGGATGGCTGGAATTTGCGGAACGGGAATGAAGCCTGACGACCTGATCGGTGCATGGGCTTGTAGTGACTGCCACGCGGAGATCGACCGACGCACCCATAATCTCGACAACAAAGACGCCAGACTTTACCACCTCGAAGGCGTGATCAGGACGCAGGCGATACTGCTGAAGGAGGGGAAGATTAAGTCATGAGCGAATATCAGTTTGTGCTTCCATACCCGCCGTCGGTGAACACCTACTGGCGAAGACGGGGAAGCCAATACTACATCAGCGATAAAGGCCAGAAATACCGAAAAGACGTTCAGCAAATCATCCGCCAACTTAAGTTAGACATTTTCACCAAATCACGACTCCGCATCAAAGTCATCGCAGACGTTCCAGACTCCCGCCGCCGCGACCTCGACAACATCCTGAAAGGTTTACTCGACTCCCTTATCCACGCCGGATTTGCGGAAGACGACGAGCAATTCGATGACATTCGCGTAATTCGTGGCGTGAAAGTACCAGGCGGAAGGCTTGGAATAAAAATCACCGAACTGGAGAACGCATGAACGCCACAATTCAAACGATACCAGAGCTTCTTATCCAGACACGAGGCAATCAGACTGAAGTGGCAAGGATGCTTTCCTGCGCAAGAGGAACAGTGCTCAAGTACAACCGAGACAGCAAAGGCGAGCGTCATGTAATAGTTAACGGCGTCCTGATGGTCAAACAGGGCAAGAGGGGAAGACGATGAGACTCGAAAGCGTAGCTAAATTTCATTCGCCAAAAAGCCCGATGATGAGCGACTCACCACGGGCCACGGCTTCTGACTCTCTTTCCGGTACTGATGTGATGGCTGCTATGGGGATGGCGCAATCACAAGCCGGATTCGGAATGGCTGCATTCTGCGGTAAGCATGAACTCAGCCAGAACGACAAACAAAAGGCTATCAACTATCTGATGCAATTTGCACACAAGGTATCGGGGAAATACCGTGGTGTGGCAAAGCTCGAAGGAAATACTAAGGCAAAGGTACTGCAAGTGCTCGCAACATTCGCTTATGCGGATTATTGCCGTAGTGCCGCGACGCCGGGCGCAAGATGCAGAGATTGCCACGGTACAGGCCGTGCGGTTGATATAGCAAAAACAGAGCAGTGGGGGAGAGTTGTCGAGAAAGAGTGCGGAAGATGCAAAGGTGTCGGCTATTCAAGAATGCCAGCAAGCGCCGCATATCGCGCTGTGACGATGCTAATCCCAAACCTTACCCAACCAACCTGGTCACGCACTGTTAAGCCGCTGTATGACGCTCTGGTGGTGCAATGCCACAAGGAAGAGTCAATTGCAGACAATATTTTGAATGCAGTCACACGTTAGCAGCATGATTGCCACGGATGGCAACATATTAACGGCATGATATTGACTTTTTGAATAAAGTTGGGTAAATTTGACTCAACGATGGATAAATGCACTCGTTAAATAAAGCCCTGAGTTAATAGCTCGGGGCTTCTTGCGTTTTAAGCACGACCTTTCTGAAAGCGCATCAAACCAAATACCAGACAGACCAAAATAATCACCTTATCCGCTGTGGCTACGGTGCGGTGTGCTTTGCATAAAAGAAAACCAGCTCAATGGCTGGCTTCGTGAAAGCGGGTGGCAAGAGGTTGCGCTAACAACCTCATGCCGTTTTGCCCGTGCATATCGGTCACGAACAAATCTGATTACTAAACACAGTAGCCTGGATTTGTTCTATCAGTAATCGACCTTATTCCTAATTAAATAGAGCAAATCCCCTCAATGAAGGGGTAGAGCATGTACCGTATGGACAAAATCAGAGAATGGTTCAGTTACAGCTTCGGAGGACTGACTGCGATGGGTGGCATTCTCTCCCTGAATGACTGGGCTGTCATCATTGGTATTCTTTGTACTGTCGGCACATTTGGCATCAACTGGTACTACAAGCGCAAAGAGCGCGAGGACAGATTGAATGGCAATGTCACCGGCACTACGAAATAGCGTAATAGCGGCGATAAGTGGCGGGGCTATTGCTATAGCATCTGTGTTAATCACTGGGCCAAGTGGTAACGATGGTCTGGAAGGTGTCAGCTACATACCATACAAAGATATTGTTGGTGTATGGACTGTATGTCACGGACATACCGGAAAAGACATCGTGCTCGGTAAAACGTATACCGAAGCAGAATGCAAAGCCCTCCTGAATAAAGACCTTGCCACGGTCGCCAGACAAATTAACCCGTACATCAAAGTCGATATACCGGAAACAACGCGCGGCGCTCTTTATTCGTTCGTCTATAACGTGGGCGCAGGCAATTTCAGAACATCGACGCTTCTTCGCAAAATCAACCAGGGCGATATCAATGGCGCATGTGACCAGCTACGTCGCTGGACATACGCTGGCGGTAAGCAATGGAAAGGGCTGATGACTCGCCGTGAGATTGAGCGTGAAGTCTGTTTGTGGGGGCAGCAATGAGCAGAGTCACCGCGATTATCTCCGCTCTGGTTATCTGCATCATCGTTTGCCTGTCATGGGCTGTTAATCACTACCGTGATAACGCCATCGCCTACAAAGAACAGCGAGATAAAAAAGTCAGTGAGCTGAAGCAGGCGACCGCCACCATTACTGACATGCAGCAACGCCAGCGTGCTGCTGATGCACTCGATGCTAAATACACGAAGGAGTTAGCTGATGCGAAAGCTGAAAATGATGCTCTTCGGCGCAAGCTTGATAATGGTGGCAGGGTGCTCGTCAAAGGAAAATGCCCTGTGCCATCCTCAGCCAAAACCTCCATCGCCTCCGGCATGGGCAATGATGCCACCGTCGAACTCTCTCCAGTTGCTGGACGAAACGTTCTCGATATCCGGGACGGAATTATCCGCGACCAAACAGCACTGAGAACGCTTCAGGAATACATCAGGACGCAATGCCTTCGATGATAGCGATAATTTTACTCATCATCCTTCACATCTGGCTCTGTAGACAGGGTGGTGCTCACTTCTGGAGTGAATCCAGATTAAACATCTCATTGCTGATGCTTGATATTGAGCATTTTGCGCGCGGTAAGGGGCTGCGTTGAGATAAGAGCCAGTCATTACAAATACCAGGATTTAGCCTCGCATTTGCGGGGCTTTTTTATATCTGCAACAAACGCGCTTCACACGCGCGACTTCTGAACACAGAACCTTTCAGGATGACCCTTGAGGATGCCGGTTTGGTGATCGGTGCCTTTCTGTGGGCCGGAATCCTGTGTGACAAGGTTCATCACTAAAAGGTAATCACTGATGAAGTACCCAACAGTTATTGTCAATGGTGTGTCCGTTCGTGTTGATGATGATGGACGCTACAACTTAAACGATCTCCATGCAGCAGCAGTTGCAAATGGAGAGGCTACAGAGCAACAGCGCCCAAGCCAGTTTTTGCGTAGCGCGCAGATAAAACGCTTCATAAAAGCACTGGAGGCCAAAGTGCAAAAAAGCACTTTGGAACAAATTCAACCACTTAAAATAATCAAAGGTGGTGCAGAACCAGGTGTGTGGGGTGTTGAACTTCTGGCAATCAGATATGCAGCATGGATTAAGCCGGAATTTGAAATCGAAGTTTATGAAGTTTTCAAAACGGTCGTCCGTCTCGGCGTTGGCGCAATGTCCCGTCTGAATAGAATCGATCACATCATCAATACTGAAACCAAAGCGATAAGCCAGTGCGCAAGCCAAATGGCTAAGTGGGGCGTTGGTGGGCGAAAAAGATTGCTTCATGTTGCACGTGAGAGAGCGGCAAATGAAGTGCAAATGTATTTGCCCGGAATGGTGTGATTTCGCAGGTTAATCCAGTTTTTGCATTACGGCAGTACCACGAAGCAACCCAAGCCAGTAAGTGGGGAAATAACACTGGCAGCCACTGAAAGATGAACCTCCTGCCTTATGGCAAAAAAGATTCTTTGTGGTGGCGGACTGATGGAAAGACATCGGTTATTGCAGAGACCATTCAATGAGTGGTCTCGACAATAGCTTATACCCTACACGGGATAACTTAACTGATATCCCTTTTAACGGATAAACGGAGCCAACAATGGCAGAGATTATTCCCATGACTGAAGAACAGAAATTCCAGTTAGAGATTTACAAACTGGTCATGAACCAGAACGCAGCCGCAGAAGAAGCATTTCAGTTCATCGGCACTGACGAACTGAAGCTTGAGCTATTCAAAATTCACTTCCAGTCAGGCGGCGCTAATTCGGATATCACGATCCGCACATTCGAAGCGGTGCGTAAATCGAAGGAAGCGTTAGACCTGTTCACCACCGGAGCATGATGCTCAACCTGAAATAACGATTAAGTGAGATGAATATGGCAGCACCAAAGGGCAACCGATTCTGGGAGGCCCGCAGTAGTCATGGGCGAAACCCTAAATTCGAATCGCCTGAGGCGCTGTGGGCTGCTTGTTGTGAATACTTCGAGTGGGCTGATGATAACCCGCTATGGGAGGGTAAGGTATTTTCATATCAGGGAGAAATAATTAAGGCTAATGTCCCTAAGATGCGAGCCATGACTATTTCAGGATTGTGTACCTTCCTTGATATCACCAGGCAAACATGGGGAACCTTCCGGTCAATGGAAGGTTTTTCTGACGTCACATCACGAGCGGAAGACATCATCTACGACCAGAAATTCTCTGGCGCAGCCGCTGACCTTCTCAACGCTAACATCATCGCCCGTGATTTGGGCCTCAAAGAGCAGTCGCAAGTTGAAGACGTGACACCTGATAAGGGAGATCGCGATAAGCGACGCTCTCGTATCAAGGAGCTATTCAACCGTGGAACTGGACGCGATTCTTGATAACCTGAGCGACGAAGAGCAAATCGAGTTGCTCGAGCTACTCGAAGAAGAAGAGAACTACCGGAACACACACCTGCTATATGAATTTACGCCATACAGCAAACAGCGTGAGTTCATCGACGCCGGACATGACTACCCAGAGCGATGTTTTATGGCTGGTAACCAGCTTGGTAAGTCATTTACTGGTGCTGCTGAAGTCGCGTTTCACCTTACAGGGCGTTATCCGGGCACAAAAGGCTATCCTGCTGATGGTAAATATGGCGGTGAGTGGAAAGGTAAGCGTTTCTATGAGCCTGTTGTCTTCTGGATTGGTGGCGAGACAAACGAGACTGTAACCAAAACGACTCAACGCATCCTGTGCGGTCGTATCGAAGAGAATGATGAGCCTGGCTACGGTTCCATACCGAAAGAAGACATCATTAGCTGGAAGAAGTCTCCTTTCTTTCCGAACCTTGTTGATCATCTTCTGGTTAAGCATCACACGGCTGATGGCGTTGAAGATGGCATTTCAATCTGCTACTTCAAGCCATACTCGCAAGGCCGTGCTCGCTGGCAGGGTGACACAATCCACGGCGTGTGGTTTGACGAAGAGCCACCATACAGCATTTATGGCGAAGGTCTTACCCGTACCAACAAATACGGGCAATTCTCAATTCTGACGTTTACCCCGCTGATGGGGATGTCTGACGTTGTTACCAAGTTCCTGAAGAATCCAAGCAAGTCGCAGAAAGTGGTCAACATGACCATCTACGACGCTGAGCACTACACAGACGAACAGAAAGAGCAAATCATCGCATCTTATCCTGAGCATGAGAGAGAGGCGCGTGCTCGCGGTATTCCTACGATGGGTAGCGGTCGAATCTTCCAGATACCGGAAGAGACGATTAAGTGCCAGCCGTTCGAGTGTCCTGATCACTTCTACGTAATTGGCGGGATGGATTTCGGATGGGATCACCCACAGGCGCAGGTTCAGCTTTGGTGGGATAAGGACGCAGACACAATCTACGTTTCACGCGTGTGGAAGGCGAAAGAAAAAACAGCCGTTCAGGCGTGGGGAGCTGTTAAATCATGGGCGCATAAAGTGCCAACCGCATGGCCTCATGACGGAAACCAGCACGAGAAGGGCGGCGGTGAGCAGCTCAAAGGGCAGTATGCGGACGCTGGATTTATGATGTTGCAGGAGCATGCGACATGGCCTGATGGCGGTAATGCTGTTGAGCCTGGAATCACTGAATTGCGCGACATGATGCTTGATGGTCGCTTCAAAGTATTCAACACCTGTGAGCCATTCTTTGAGGAGTTCCGCCTCTATCACCGTGATGAAAACGGGAAGATCGTCAAGCTTAACGACGACGTTCTCTCAGCCGTTCGCTATGCATACATGATGCGCCGCTTCGCCAAAATGATGCGCGACATCAAAAAACCAAAAGAGAAAAAGATACCAGCCCCAATCAGGCCCATCGCACGGAGAACTTAAATGGCCGACGAAAACAGACTCAATTCCATTCTGTGTAAGTTTGACGCGGACTGGATGGCGAGCGATGAAGCCAGAACCGAGGCGACAAATGACCTGTATTTTAGCCGAGTGTCGCAATGGGATGACTGGCTATCAAACTACACGACCCTGCAATATCGCGGACAATTCGATGTTGTTCGCCCGGTGGTCAGAAAACTGGTCGCAGAGATGCGCCGGAACCCTATCGACGTTCTCTTCCGACCCAAAGACGGCGCTAATCCTGATGCAGCCGATGTATTGATGGGGATGTATCGTACTGATATGCGCCATAACACGGCAAAGATTGCCGTTAACGTTGGCGTTCGTGAGCAGATAGAGTCAGGCGTTGGTGCATGGCGTCTGGTCACGCAGTACGAAGACAACGATCCAACAAGCAACAATCAGGTAATCCGACGCCTGCCAATCCATGAAGCCTGCTCACACGTCATATGGGACGCCAACAGCAAGCAGATGGATAAGAGCGACGCTAAGCACTGCACGGTGATTAACGCTTTGTCACGCAATGGCTGGAAAGAGTTCGCAGAGGATTACGGTATTGATCCGGACACCTTGCCATCTTTCCAGAATCCGAACGATACATGGCTGTTTCCGTGGGTATCGAATGATGTCGTCTACGTCGCTGAGTATTACGAGGTCGAAGAGAAGAAAGAGAAAGTCTTCATCTACCGCGACCCGCTGACAGGTGAGCCGGTCAGCTATTACCAGCAGGATATCAAAGACGTCATCGACGACCTGGCTAATCGTGGATTCATTAAGGTAGCAGAGCGCAAGGTGAAGCGTCGGCGTGTGTATAAGTCGATCATCACCTGCACGCAGATACTGAAAGACCGCGAGAAGATAGCCGGAGAGCATATTCCAATCGTTCCAGTGTATGGAGAATGGTCATTCGCTGGTGACAAGGAGTGCTACGAAGGAGTGGTAAGGCTGACGAAAGACGGTCAGCGCCTTCGTAACATGATCATGTCATTCAACGCCGATATTGTTGCTCGTTCACCGAAGAAGAAACCGACCTTCTTCCCTGAGCAAATCGAAGGCTACGAATACATGTACGGTGGAAATGATGACTATCCGTACTATCTGCAGAACAAGACCGATGAAAACGGTAACGACCTGCCTATTGGTCCAATCTCCTACATGGAAAACCCTGAAGTGCCGCAAGCCAACGCTTACATGCTTGAGGCTGCCACCAACGCAGTGAAAGAGGTGGCTAGTCTTGGCGTGGATGCGCAGGCGGCAAATGGCCAGGTCGCTTTCGATACCGTCAATCAACTGAACATGCGGGCAGACCTTGAGACATACGTGTTTCAGGATAACCTGGCTACCGCAATGCGACGTGATGGCGAGATTTATGCCTCAATGGTCAACGATATTTATGACGTTCCTCGCCATGTAACGCTGACACTTGAAGATGGAAGCGAGAAAGACGTTCAACTCTATGCGCAAGTTGTAGATTACCAGTCTGGCAATGTGGTCACACTCAACGACATTCGCGGTCGCTATGAGTGCTATACAGACGTCGGACCATCCTTCCAGAGCATGAAGGAACAGAATCGCGCAGAGATTCAGGAGTTGCTAACCAAGGTTCCGCAAGGTACTCCAGAGTTCCAGATGCTGATGCTGCAATACTTCACGCTGCTTGACGGTAAAGGCGTCGAGATGATGCGAGAGTACGCGAACAAGCAACTGGTGATGATGGGGCTGAAGAAACCAGAAACACCTGAAGAGATGGAGATGGTACAGCAGGCACAACAACAGCCGCAGCAGCCATCAGCAGAGCAAATTCAGGCGCAGGGTATCCTTCTGCAAGGTCAGGCTGAATTGCTCAAGGCAGAGAACCAACAGGCGCAGATTCAGGTTGAAGCCGCCAAGGTTGAAGCCCAAAACCAACTCAACGCCGCGAAGATTGCAGAAATCTTCAACAATATGGACCTCGACAAGCAGGCAGAACTGCGTGAGTACCTCAAGCTCGTAGGTCAATTCCAGCAACAGCGCAGCAAAGATGCTCGTGCTAACGCTGAGCTGCTTCTTAAAGATGCAGACCAGACTCATTCACAACGCATGGATTTCGCGAATCTTATGCGTCAAGTTCAAATCCCCTCCGGCGGAGTAGCCGAGACACCTCAATAAGAGAGAGTTAATCATGGACCAAACCACCGACATTCAGGCTTCTGAAGAATTAACCCTGCCCGGCAATCATGCAGCGGCATCTGCTGATGGCTTAGTTGTCGATAATGCCAACGACAACGCAGGTCAGGAAGAAGGCTTCGAGATTGTCCTGAAAGACGATGAGAAACCAAAACAAGACCCGGCAACTAATGCTGAATTTGCCCGTCGCCGCATCGAACGCAAACGCCAGCGTGAGCTTGAGCAACAGATGGAAGCGGTTAAGCGGGGAGAGTTGCCGGAGCACCTGCGGGTGAACCCTGAGTTACCAAAACAACCAGACCCTAACGATTATCTTTCCGAAGACGCACTGGCTAAGTACGACTATGACCAGAGCCGCGCACTGGCTGCCTTCCAGCAGGCAAACAGTGAATGGCAGATCAAGGCTATGGATGCACGAAGCCAGGCTGTCGCCGAGCAGGGTCGCAAAACTCAGGAGTTCACCCAGCAATCAGCGCAATACGTCGAGGCAGCCCGTAAGCACTACGACGCAGCGGAAAAGCTCAATATCCCTGACTATCAGGAGAAAGAGGATGCATTCATGCAACTGGTGCCGTCAGCAGTCGGTGCCGACATTATGCGCCTCTTCCCGGAGAAATCCGCTGCTCTCATGTATCACCTTGGTGCTAATCCTGAGAAAACACGCCAGTTGCTGGCGATGGACGGGCAATCCGCGCTGATTGAACTCACTCGACTGTCAGAACGTTTAACTCTCAAGCCTCGAGCCAAACCTGTTTCAGAAGCCCCGCTACCTGATGAACCCATTCAGGGACACGCTGTTGCTGCAAATATATCTGCGATTGAAAAGCAGATGGAAGCGGCAGCAAACAAAGGGGATGTAGAGACGTACCGCAAGCTTAAGGCGCAACTGAATAAAGGAATTCGATAATGGCATTAAATGAAGGTCAACTGGTCACGTATGCTCTGGATGAAATCATCGAAACCGTCCAGAACCTGACGCCAATGGCGTCCAAAGTGACAAAATACACCCCTCCGGCAGAATCCATGCAGCGTTCAAGCAACACCGTGTGGATGCCTGTTGAGCAGGAAGCGCCAACCCAGACTGGCTGGGATTTAACTGGCAACGCAACCGGGATTCTGGAACTCTCCGTGAAGTGCAACATGGGCGATCCGGATAACGATTTCTTCGAGCTTCGTGCAGATGACCTGCGTGATGAGCGTTCTTACCGTCGCCGCATCCAGGCATCCGCCAAAAAACTGGCGAATAACATTGAGTCAGCGATTGCCAAACAGGCAACTGAAATGGGCTCGCTTGTTGTTCACGATACCCGCGCAATTGGTCCATCTACTGGCCTGTCTGGCTGGGATTTTGTGTCTGATGCAGAGCGCCTGATGTTCTCCCGTGAGCTAAACCGCGATATGGGCATCAGTTACTTCCTGAACCCTGACGATTACCGCAAAGCAGGCCGCAACCTGGTAGATGGTGACATCTTCGGTCGCGTTCCTGAAGAAGCGTATCGCAACGGTACTATTCAGCGTCAGATTGCTGGCTTTGATGAAATTCTTCGCTCACCGAAACTTCCGGCAGTTACCAAGTCAACCGCTACTGGTGTAACTGTTTCTGGTGCGCAGAAGTTTAAGCCGCAGGCATACACTCTTGATACCGATGGTAACAAAGAGAACGTCGACAACCGTGTTGCAACGGTGACCGTATCCTCCACCACCGGATTTAAGCGCGGCGACAAAATCAGTTTCACTGGTGTGAAATTCCTGTCTCAGATGGCGAAGAACGTGCTGACTGATGACGCGACTTTCTCAATCACCCGTGTGATCGATGGTACTCACATCGAAATCACGCCGAAACCGATTGCACTGGATGACGCGTCACTGACAAAAGAAGAGAAGGCTTACGCTAACGTAAACACCTCTCTTGCTGATACCACTCCGGTAAACGTTCTGAACGTGGCAACAACCACCGCTAACGTGTTCTGGGCTGATGACTCAATCCGTCTGCTGTCTCAGCCGATCCCGGTAACCCATGAACTGTTTGCTGGCATGAAAACGTCTTCCTTCAGCATTCCAGGCATTGGTGTTAACGGCATCTTCGCAACGCAGGGTGATATCAACACTCTGTCTGGTAAGTGCCGTATTGCTGTGTGGTATTCAGCATGTGCTGTACGACCAGAGGCAATTGGTGTTGGTCTGCCTAACCAGACTGCGTGATAACCAGAGGGAGCTTCGGCTCCCTTTTTTATCTGGAGACAAGCATGACACACATGATCTTTCGTCATGGCGACATGAAGAAATGGAAAGGCGTTGGCTACGACTTTGAAATCGTGAAAGCCGAAGAGCTTCAGGAATATCTGGATGCTGGCTGGTTTTCACATCCTGATGACCTTTTGAAGGATGTTGCAGAGCCAGAGCCAGAGCCAGAAGAAAAACAGCGTAAAAAGCCTGGTCGAAAACCTAAGGCGGCAGCAGATGAACCTGACAACGAAGGGTGATTTAGTCCTTGCGGCATTACGTAAGCTCGGTGTGGCATCAAATGCCACGTTAACAGATGTCGAACCGCAGTCTATGGAAGACGGCGTCAACGACCTTGAAATGATGATGGCTGAATGGCTTGGCGGTGATGCGTCACCTGGTATCAACGTTGGCTACATTTTTGCTGATGCAGATGTCGCTCCGGATCCGGGCGATGAGCACGGTTTATCAAATAACGCTATCAATGCCGTCATTTTTAACCTTGCCTGCCGCATTGCTCCAGATTATGCGCTGGAAGCGTCAGCAAAACTTATAACCACTGCCAGATACGGGAAAGAGCGACTCGTCAAACTGTCTGCAATGGACAGAGCAAAAGCCGCTAAATGTAAGTCCGGTTATCCAAACCGTATGCCTGTTGGTAGCGGTAACCAGTTGGCGAAGTGGAATGGTTGGAATTACTTCCACCGAAAGGAACCTTGCGATAACGGGAGCGAATAAATGCCTATTCAGCAACTTCCGCTTATGAAAGGTGTCGGCAAAGACTTCCGAAACGCCGACTATATCGACTATCTGCCAGTGAATATGCTGGCAATTTTGATATAATAAGTACATGAAAAATCGAAACTTTAAGGAGTAGATATGCTTTCTGAGAATGCTAAAGATATACCTGGATTTGAAGGTGTTTATGCCGTAACAGAAGATGGCAGGGTGTATTCTCACTCACGTGTTGTTAAGGCTGCGCATGGCAGCACGCAACTCAGAAAGGGGCGCTGGTTAAAGCCTAAAATAAATCAGGGAAGGGTGCTTTATAATATCGGAGCAAAATGGACTTTTGCCCATCGAATCGTTGCAATGACATTCCTGCCAAATCCTGAAAACAAGCCTCAGGTAAATCATATTGATGGCAATCCACTCAATAATAACGTCAATAATCTTGAGTGGTGCACTCAAAGCGAAAACATCAAACATGCATACGCCACCGGATTAAAGAAACCAATCAAGTTTTTCGGAACCAAGCACCCAAAACACAAGTTGAGTGATGACGATGTTCTTGCAATCAAGTCATCAAAAGAAAGCTTGTCAGTAATTGCGGCTAAGTACGGGATATCTAAGACCTGGGCAAGTAGGCTAAAGCGTGATGCTAACTGGGTTCATATAAAGGTTGATTCCAATGGCAATACAACAACTACCACTAATGAAGGGATTGGGGAAAAGTGCGGTTAATGCTGATTATATAGACCAACTTCCAGTCAATCTTTTAGCTACGTCTAAGGAGGTGTTGAATTCATCGGGATATCTTCGCTCATTCCCGGGCATTGCCAAACGTTCTGATGTGAACGGTGTATCGCGCGGCGTCGAGTACAACATGGCGCAGAGTGCTGTTTATCGAGTGTGTGGTAGCAAGTTGTATAAGGGCGAAAGTGAGGTCGGTGATGTTGCCGGAAGTGGTCGCGTATCAATGGCGCATGGTCGGACATCACAGGCGGTAGGCGTTAATGGTCAACTGGTCGAGTATCGCTATGATGGCACGGTTAAAACCGTCTCAAACTGGCCTGCAGACAGTGGATTTACTCAGTATGAGTTAGGTTCAGTCCGCGACATTACGCGCTTACGTGGGCGTTATGCGTGGTCAAAAGACGGCACGGATTCATGGTTTATCACTGACCTTGAAGACGAATCGCATCCTGACCGTTACAGCGCACAATATCGCGCAGAATCGCAGCCGGACGGTATCCTCGGCATCGGAACATGGCGAGACTTCATCGTCTGCTTTGGTTCATCGACGATTGAATATTTTTCCCTGACTGGGGCAACTACCGTTGGTGCCGCTTTGTATGTCGCACAGCCATCACTGATGGTGCAGAAAGGCATTGCCGGAACTTACTGCAAAACGCCGTTTGCTGATTCCTATGCGTTTATCAGCAATCCGGCAACAGGTGCTCCGTCTGTATACATCATCGGCTCCGGTCAGGTATCACCAATCGCCAGCGCGAGCATTGAGAAAATCCTCCGCTCCTACACTGCTGATGAACTGGCTGATGGTGTGATGGAATCGTTGCGGTTTGATGCTCATGAGTTGCTGATTATCCATCTTTCGCGTCACGTCCTTGTGTACGACGCATCTTCAAGCGCCAATGGTCCGCAATGGTGTGTGCTGAAAACAGGCCTGTATGACGATGTGTACCGCGCTATCGACTTCATTTACGAAGGCAATCAGATAACGTGCGGCGATAAGCTGGAGTCCGTGACCGGGGAATTGCAGTTCGATATATCTTCACAATACGAAAAACAACAAGAGCATATTTTATATTCCCCTCTAATAAAGGCTGATAACGTTTTAATAAATGACCTTGAATTAGAAACATCTGGCGGCGTGTGTGATAGAATAGATAGAATATTTATATCAGCCACTACAGATGGAATTAATTACGGTCGTGAGCAAATGGTTGTATTACAAAAACCATTTGTATATGACAATCGCGTTTTATGGCGAAAGGTTGGTCGAGTTAGACGCCTCATTGGATTTAAATTCAGAGTTATTGCAAAAGGTCCTGTCACATTATCAGGCCTTTCTATTCGTGTAACATAAATCGAAACTTAAGGAGTAGATATGTTAAGTGAAAACGCAAAAGATATCGAAGGATATGAAGGACTGTACGCCATCACTAATGATGGTAGAGTTTACTCGCATTCAAGAGTAAATTTGAGGGGACGTCTTATTAAGGGGAGGTGGCTGAAGCATAATCATAACGTAAATGGATATAAGTATGTGTGTTTATATAAGGATGGCGTAAAAAAGAACATACTAATACATAAGCTTGTTGCATCTCACTTTGTTGGTGGATTTGCTGAAGGGTTACAGGTTAACCATATAGATGGTGATAAATATAATAATAACTATCTAAATCTTGAATGGGTTACTCCATCAGGAAATATCTCACACTCATATGGATTGGAATCGCGAGGTAATGTTAAAGGAGAAAGGAATGGTAATTCTAAAATATCTAATGATGATGTCATAAAGATAAAAGAAATGGTTGCCAATGGATTTCCTCAGTGTGAAGTTGCTAAATTATTTGGAATTCACAATTCAAAGGTTAGTAGAATTGTAAATGGCAAGGCATGGAGGCATGTGAATGGCTGATTCGAATCTCAATGAGCCGGTAACAATTCAGGCTGCGCGCCTTGATGCTTCAATTTTGCCACGCAATATATTCAGCCAGTCTTACCTGCTGTATGTCATAAATCAGGGTGCTGATGTTGGCGCAATTGCCGGGAAGGCAAATCAGGCTGGTCAGGGCGCTTATGACGCACAAGTCAGGAACGATGAGCAGGATGTGATTCTCGCTGACCATGAGCAGCGAATTTCTGCTGCGGAAGCAACGCTTGTTAATCATGAGGAGAGAATCAGCCAGGCAGAATCAACTCTTCAGGAACATGAAACGCGAATCGCTCAGAATGAAAGCGATATTGCGTCGCTTGATACCAGAGTTCAGTCGCTGGAGTCGCAGGTTTCAGACCATGAATCGCGCATCGATGCTCTGGAGTATGCCACTACTCGCAAGAAGTCAGAGGTTGTTTACTCTGGCGTATCAGTAACCATCCCGACAGCGCCGACCAACCTTGTTAGCCTGCTGAAAACGCTCACGCCGTCATCCGGCTCGTTGGCACCATTCTTCGACACCGTTAACAACAAGATGGTTGTGTTCAACGAGAACAAAACCTTGTTCTTCAAGCTGTCGATTGTCGGGACGTGGCCCAGCGGAACCGCCAACAGGTCAATGCAGCTAACATTTTCCGGTTCTGTTCCTGACACACTGGTAAGCAGTCGCAACTCGGCGACAACAACCGATAACATCTTGTTAGCTACGTTCTTCAGCGTGGATAAAGACGGCTTTCTTGCCACAAATGGCAGCACGTTAACCATTCAGTCAAATGGTGCGGCGTTTACTGCCACAACCATCAAAATAATTGCGGAGCAGTGATGGAAATAAAGCTCATCGATAATCCGGTGAAGCTTGCAGAATTCCTCAACAACCCGGCAAACACGGGAAATATCGTAGACAGTGGAGACAAATACTACATCAAGCCTGATGCGGTATACCTCGGCATCTACGAAGGACTGATGCTGGTCGGAGTGCATGAAGTGCGTAACTTCTGGCATAGCGTTGTTGAATGCCATGCGGTGTACGACCCCGGATTCCGTGGCGAATATGCACTGCAAGGGCATCGATTATTCTGCAAATGGCTTCTCGAAAACTCACCATTCCTTAACAGCATCACTATGGTTCCTGACACCACGAAATACGGACGGTCAATTATCCGTTTGCTTGGCGCTACCCGTGTTGGTCACCTTGATGATGCTTATACCAGCAATGGAAAGCCTGTAGGCATCACGATTTATCAGTTACCGCGCTCAAAATACGAGGAGCTAACGAATGTTAATTTTCCAGATTGCCAATAAGCACCTCAGCAAAGCTGTTTACTGCAAAGGCGGCAGTGATGGCGGTTCAAAAGCCCAGGCACGCGCAACTGAAAAGGGTATCGAATTGCAGCGTGAAATGTGGCAAACGAACATGCAAAACCTCGCACCGTTCACACCACTCGCTCAACAGTACGTATCAGAGTTGCAGAATCTTTCCTCTCTTCAGGGGCAAGGTCAGGCGCTTAACCAGTATTACAACTCCCAGCAGTACAAAGACCTTGCTGGTCAGGCGCGTTACCAGAGTCTGGCAGCAGCAGAGGCAACGGGTGGATTAGGCTCTACAGCAACAGGAAACCAGTTAGCATCAATCGCACCTACACTCGGTCAAAACTGGCTGTCAGGTCAGATGAACAACTACAACAATCTGGCAAACATTGGCCTTGGTGCTCTTACAGGTCAGGCAAACGCCGGGCAGAACTACGCTAACAACGTCAGCCAATTGTATCAACAGCAGGCGGCAGCATCTGCGGCGAATGCTAACCGACCATCAGGATTGCAATCAGCTTTGGGCGGTGCCATGAGCGGTGCGGCATCAGGGGCGATGATTGGCTCTGTGGTGCCAGGAATAGGTACGGCTGTTGGCGCTATTGGTGGCGGCATTATCGGTGGTCTTGGATCATTGTTTTAAGGTGGGAATATGGCTACTTGGCAACAAGGAATCAACTCAGGCGGTTTTCTTGCTGGTATCGGTGGGCAAAACTCAAATGCGCCAAAGGCAAGTGATGTAAGTGAGGCGTTGGCCTATATTCGCCAGAACAACGAAATGGAGCGTTCAGGTCGCAATAACATCGGCCTTCAGGCGTTGCAGGGACTTGGTAGTGTCGCTCAAACATATAAAGCCGCAAAGCAACAGGAAGCGGATGCTGCATTCCAAAAAGAATATGCGGTAGCCATCCAGTCAGGTGATCGACAGCAGGTGCGAGATCTGATGACCAAATATCCTCGTCAATTAGAGAAGATTCAGTCTGGTATGAAGTGGGCAGACGAAGACCAACGCAATTCTATAGGCACCTTAGCGGCTGGCGCACGCCTTGCGGCCTCGTCTCCAGAAGCAATGCAATCATGGCTGCAAAACAACGCCAAGGAACTGACTCGCGTCGGTGTTGACCCTAACAGCGTTGCTCAGATGTATCAGCAGAACCCTTCAGGATTTGGTGAGTTTGTTGATCACCTTGGAATGGCTGCTCTTGGTCCAATTGATTACTTCAATGTTCAGGACAAGATGGCTGGTCGTGAGATTGATCGCGGGAAACTTGCAGAGACAATCCGCAGCAATCAGGCTGGAGAAGCACTTCAGGCGAGAGGGCAGGATATTAGCCGAGCAAATGCGTTAACGTCAGCATATGCACCAACAGCCGCAATGCAGAATTACAATCAGTACGCGCAAATGTTAAAGGCGGATCCAGATGGTGCAGCGGCATTTGCGGCAGCGGCGGGAATTAATCCCAATGCTAAGAAATTACTTAAGGTTGAAACCAATCCTGATGGCTCGGTAACTAAGTATTACACCGATGGCAGCGAGGAAGCCGGAAAACTAAACCAACCTATATCTGGTGATGGCATTAAACCAATTAGCTTGCCACAAGCGCAAAGCATCATAGATAAGGCTAATGAGGGTTCCAAGAAGGCGGCAGGATTTGCTTTGCGATTAAAAGATTCAATGGACTCAATGAATCAGCTTAGTAAAAGCATTGACCCTAAGCGAGTTGCATTAATAAATCGCTCTCTTGGTGATGGGACTATTGCAAATTTAAGCCTATCACCAGCGGAGCAGCAATATATGGTAAATGCGAGAGACGCATTGTATGCAATTTTGCGCCCAGAAACAGGTGCAGCAATTACTCTGCCAGAGATGCAGGAGTATTCCAAAATGTACCTGCCTCAGCCCGGTGATTCCAAGGCTGCTACTGAAACAAAAATGCGAAAAATGCAGGGCCAATATAACTCATTACGTGGTCAGTCTGGTCGCGTTTATGATGCTTTGGTGGTTTCAAGTGCTGCAAATAGTCAACAACAGAGCAATAGCCAACAACCGACAAATACCCAACAGCAGCAGAGTCAATCCGGATCATATACCTCAAAATCAGGCATTCAATTTACGGTGGAATGATGAAAGTAACTGCAAACGGTAAGACATTTACCTTCCCTGATGGTACGAGCACGGAAGATATTGGCACCGCCATTGATGAGTATTTTGCTGGTCAGGCTGTTCAGCAACAAACAGTTAATCAGGCCAATAATGAACCAGCACGTGAAGAACTATCATTGATGCAACAAGCTGGCGATTGGCTCACAGGTGGTCAAAGTGCAGGGCAAATTGCAGAGCAGGCTGGTCGCGGTCTGGTAAACATACCATTTGACGTATTGCAGGGTGGCGCAAGTCTGATTAATGCAATCAGCCAAGGGCTTGGTGGCCCCAAGGTTTTGGATGATGTTTATCGCCCTGTCGATCGACCGACAGACCCTTACGCGCAAGCCGGTGAAACAATTGGTGGGTATCTCCTGCCAATTGGCACAGCGGCAAAAGCTGCTGGAGCGCCAGCAAAGCTCGCTGTAGATATCGGTTCCGCAGGAAACATGATTGCAGGTTCTCTTGCTGATGCTGCAAATCAGGAGGGCGACTTTGCACAAAATGCTGCCATTAACGGTGGTATCAATATTGGTGCTCAAGGCGTTCTTTCTGGTGTCGGGCGCGTTATTGCGCCAAGGGTCTCACAGGCTCTTGGTGGTGCAGCACTGAATTCTGCTAATGATGTTTCCAGGATGGCAAAGTCAGGTGCTGGGCGTCAGTCAATTGCCAGTCAGGCCGCTAATGTGTCCGAAGATGTAGCAAAAGCGGCTGAGTCTGCTGGAATTGATATAAACGCATTAACACCAGGAATGCGATCTGGAAGTCGTGGAATTGCACAAGCCGAAGGCGCATTGGCATCAACACCAGGAATTGTTCAGGACGCCCATCAGGCAGCATTTAACGAAATATCATCAAAGTTAAGTCGAAACCTTGATGAATTTGGGGCCGCATCTGGAACGGCATCAGAAAAAAGTGCGGCTATAAAACAAAGGATTCTTCAAAATCTTGATCAGATGAAGGATGCCGAGCGCGCGGCATGGGATGACGTGCGGTCAACAATGCCAAATCAAAAAGCAAGAATGCTAAATGGTAATGCTGTTATTCAGGCAGAGCGATCTGCTGGCATACCGCTTACTCCTGAAATGAAACAGTTTGTTCAGGCAAACAATCAAGGTGGAGTAACATTTGATGGCATGAAAGCATGGAGAGCGAAATTTGCTGATGCGGAGCAAAAATATAAGCGTAGCGGAGAGGCAAATGCGGCAAGGAGAGCAGGGGAAATACGCCGGGCAATTACTGATGATATGCGCACAATGGCGGAAAACGGCGGATTTCTTGATGGCTGGCAGAAAGCTAATGATCTGTCTAAAGCGAGGTTATCAGCACAAGAGGGTGCAGAGTCTGTTTTCGGGCGTGATTTGGCAACAGATGCACTGATTACGAATGGAGTAAAATCCCTTCAATCATCTTCAGCTAAAGGTCTTAATGGTCCTGCTGGATTCCATTCTATGATCCGCGCTCTGCCAGTATCAGAGCGTGTTCCTGCTATATCATCAATGCTGCAAGATGCTATCTCGCATGGTGTCCGTGGTGGCAAATCTGATGCTGCAGGAATTAACCATATCGCAGAGATACTCACGCCACAAAATGTAAAAGCCATTAGCCGATATTCCTCAGAGCTTGGAAGAATTGCTGATGCATATGGCACTCTTGCAAGAGCAGCAGTGAAACCTCAGCAGTATATTGAAAGAACAGGGAGAACTGCCAATGTACTACGCGATCTTGATGCTGGTTTATCCAACGTTACATCAACAGTGTTAAATGCAATTGCCAACTCAACATCAGGTGCCATTGTTGGTGGAGCAGGAGGTGGGGGCGTTGCTGGCGCTGCCGCTGGCGCTTTAGTTGGCGCTGGGTTAAAAGGCGCTGTATCTAAAATTGCTACCACGCGTAGCGGTCGATATGCGATAGAGAAAGCAGTTCAGGAAGCCACGAAAGCAGTAAGAGCTGGCGGAAGTAAAGAAGCATTAGCGGCGGCGGAACGCAGATTTATGGCAAATAAAGCCGCCGTAAAAGCAATACGAGATGCTATTGGTAGCGATGAATTCAATCGCTTGTCGAGAGCTGGTATTGTCGCCTCGTTAAGCGGTATGAATGAATATGAATAGATTTATCTAATGTTGCTGCTACTGTTGCATGTTACCGTGTTTCCAAATCCTGAATTGCAGTTTGTATATGTGTCAACGCGTGTTGGGTAAGGTTGAGTTATAACAGGCTGGCGCGCTTTTTGCTCGATCGCTTGCATTGTGTTTACAGCCTGATAATTCAATAAAGCCTGCTGGAATGCTTGGCTTTGTGCTATTTGTTGGGCTTGTTCTTGGCTTTGTAATTGAACATAAAGATTCTGAAGCTCAAGTCTTGCCTGTGCGTCACTTATCTTGCCTTCATCGACACCTTGCCCGAGCATCTTTGCAGCAAGGACATACAGCTTAGGTGTTGGTGCTGATGCCATGCGTGAGTCGTTCTTCACACTGGCATCAAGGCAATTAGCCATATCGCTAAGCTTTTGATAGCGTTGTTCGCAACTTGCTTGATAGTCACTTACTTTTGCGCATCCAACCAGCAGAAGCGGGATAATTAACAGTGATTTTTTCATATGGTTAACTCTCCTTAGTTTTTCACAGGATATCATGAAAGCAATGCCATTTTAGCCGGAAACTAGATTTCTATGTTTCCTTTTTATTATTGCTATACATGGTCTTAAGCGTTTCAAAAACCATTTTCTTAACCATATCAGATTGTTGTTCTGCCATACGCTCTGCATCGTCAATGTAAACTGATGCAGAGCTTTGTTTAGCCAATGATTCTTCAATCGCTGCAATTATCTCTGAGTTCAGCGACCTGTTATTCATCTTCGCGCGCTGTTTAATTTTCGCGTGGAGTTCATGCGGAAGTCTCAAGTGAAACTGCGCCTCGTCGTATTTGCTGTACATCCTTGATGCCTCACCAGTTGGGTGGAATGGCATCGTAACCTACTGGATAAATACTCAATAGTACCATTTCGGTATGCAACCACATCATGGTTGCATCATATCATTCGTCTGGAGCAATGAAATGTCAGATATCACCGCAAATGTTGTGGTAAGCATGCCTTCTCAACTCTTCACTATGGCTCGTTCTTTTAAAGCGGTAGCCAATGGCGAAATTTATATCGGGAAAATTGACACTGACCCGGTAAATCCTGAAAACCGGATTCAGGTTTATGTAGAGAACGAAGACGGCTCTCACGTTCCTGTTTCGCAACCAATCATCATTAACGCTGCTGGTTACCCGGTATATAACGGACAGATTGCCAAGTTCGTAACTGTGCAAGGCCATTCTATGGCTGTTTATGATGCGTATGGTGCACAGCAATTCTATTTTCCTAATGTGCTGAAGTACGATCCTGATCAGTTAAGGCAGGAGCTGGCGGGGCCAAACGGCGTAGATCTGGTAAACGGAGCGGCAAAGCAGACTGATGTTAATAAGCTGAACATTCACACTAGTGGCTACGTCAATGTGCTTGAGTATATCCCTGAAAACCTGCATCAGTACCTTACAGACTTGGCTCAGTCACAAACGAACGCAGGGGACCTAATTTCCTATCTTAATGCAGCGTCAGCATACTGCGAAAAGAACCACAAAGACCTTGTATTTCCGTTCGGATATTACTTTGTATCAAACACCTTCATGTTACCTGCTGGGGTAAAGGTGATAGGTCTTGGCTACCCGTACATCCTTGCTCTAACCCCATTTAACGCTTCAAATATTATTGTAAGTTGCGATAAAACAGGACAGCCAACTTATGATATGGATATGTTTCATATAAACGGTCCTGGCCCTAGCAACCTCGACATGGTGGGGTTGCGAGTCGGCGGATGTCGTAATAGCAAATTTTCAAGGATAATCGTTACCAGTTGCTTCTCTGCCGGGGTAGAGGTTTACCCAACAGTAGCAACATCAGGAGATGTTGAAAACCTACACCTTGACCATGTCTGGACCGTACTGTCTGGAGGGGTGCGCTTTAAAGCTAACGCCTCTATAGCTAGGGGCAATATCACGGATGCAACTGTATCAAACTGTCAATTAACGACTGGAGATGCAACCTTGTCCGGACCTCCAGCTATCACTATTACAGGGGCGCCTGGCAGGCAGATATTCGGGATTGCTTTTAAACGGGTATTTACACAAACGACTGACCAGGACCATATAGTAGTAAATCCAAATGGTGGAAGCGTATTCCATAATACATTTAGTGATATAAGTGGTGAGTCATGGACTATTGCCGCAGGCGGTATTTCTGGCTCATTCGCTAAGAATGCGCTATATGTACTCGATGGTGCATTTACCACCAATTCATTCCGCGACTTCTATAAACAGGGTTTGCCTGGCAACGGTATTACTTTAGGTGTTGGCTCATCTGGTAATCTGTTTGACGGGCTTCGATTCATGGACAGAAATGTTGTTGGATATAACAACAAGTGGTTAATCATACCATCTGGAGCAAACTCAAACAGTTTTCACGCCTGCTACTTCGATGGTTGTTTTAATCGCGCCGATTCTGGATATGGTGGCGTAGCGGCTAATTATGTATTCAGAGCTTTTGACGGTAAGATTTCTGACTTGAGCGGTAGCACAAAATTTGACACACCGGAGATAAGAGACGTTTCTCCAGTTCTCATTAAGAGGTCAACGATATTCGCTATTAGTGGCAACCAATTAGTTAACTATCCAGTAACGGGATGCGCCTTTGCAACGACTGCCGATGGCATTAGCGTTGCCGTCCCTGCTGGTAACACCCCCTACTTTCTTACCATACCTTTTACCCCCACTGCGGGATTCGCAGGTAAATTTATCGGACTTACTATCAAATATGTATGCGGGGCCATGAATGGTATGACCCTGTCGGCGGATATCTGCGGCGCAGGTTCCGGAGTAACAGATTTAACCACGGGTAAAGCAAATGTGTTTAGCATGTATGGCGCTTACAACTCAGATAACAAAACCGTCACATTAACATTTGGGGGGGACAGAACGGCGCAGGCTAACATGGCTTTACAAGATATTATAATCACCGAAGGTGCTAACATTCCTTACATACCAAACTTCCGAAAAATATACATTGAGAGTTAACTATATAAACGTGATGTAGCCCACTCAGGTGGGCTTTTTGCTGTACGCGCATTGATCTCCATCCGATATTGATAATACTGTATGTGCATGCAGTATCAATCGGAGGTGCATCATGGGATTCCCGAGTCCAGCATAAGACTACGTTGAACAACGCATATCGCTCGACAAGCGCATCATAACCAGGCCAGCGGCTACGTACTTCATGCGAGCAGGTTCGACACACTACCGGGAAGGCATCATTAATGGAGCGCTACTCGTCGTTGATGCGTCACTTACGCCATGCGACGGCTCATTGCTGGTATGCAGAATGGAAAGTGAGCTGAGGATAAAGCGATATCGAACTCATCCAAAGCCCCACCTTGAGGATTTGCAAACAGGAAGGCGAGAAGAGATACCTGCATACGATGACGGAACTAGCCCGGATGCGATATTTGGTGTTATCACTTACATCATCAACGATTCGCGTTCTGGTGAGTTTGGTGATTGTCCGGTGACATAGGTGTCGTTATGCCACCATCCCATCAAGCCAGTCCGCCCACCATTGCATCATCTCCCTGCGCTTATCGAGATACTGAGCATGGTTGTAAATCCCACGCACAGATCCGCCGTTGGCATGTGCCAGTTGCACTTCAATAGCGTCAGCAGGCCATTCGTGCTCGTTCATAATTGTGCTGAATTCATGCCTGAATCCGTGACCGCTTTCCAGACCCTCATAGCCGATTTGTTTGATCACAAGCAATACCGCGTTCTCGCAGATTGGCTTCTTCTTATCGTTGCGCCCGGCAAAAACAAACTCTGACACTGGTTTAGTGATTGAGCTTAGCGTAGTGAGAAGTTCAACTACCTGGTCTGACATAGGAACCACATGAATTTTGCGTCCCTTCATCACATTGGCGTCGATGGTGATAATCCTGTTTTCAAAATCGACGTTCTTCCATAGCATGGAACGAAGCTCTTTTGTTCTGAGGGCTGTGTAGCGTAAAACTTTGGTCGCAATGAGCGATACGATACTTCCTGAAAATGTTGCCAGTGCTTTATTGAATGCCGGGATCTGGTCTGCAGGCAGAAACGGGAAGTTCTTCTTGCGGTATCCCTTCATGGCGTCAGCAAGGTCAGGTGCCGGGTTATATTTAGCCCTACCAGTGACAATAGCGTAACGGAAAACCTCGCCGCATCTTCTGCGGGCTTTATTTGCTCGCTCCATTGCACCGCGATCTTCAAATCTGCGGATTACTTCCAGCAGTTGCATCGGCTCAATATCCTGAATCTCAAGACCGCCGATGATGGGTAAAATGTCGTCATCAAACATTTTTGCAAGTTCATTTGCATAGCCTACTGACCAGACTTGCTTCTTGTGCTCGTACCATTCCTTGTAAATGGCGCTAAAGGAATTGTTGTTAGACGAAGCCTTTTTCGCCTTTACCGGATCGATGCCAACCGAGATCTCTTTCCTCGCAGTCCATGCTTTATCCCTTGCCTCTTGCAAAGTCATAAGCGGATATTTTCCGACGGTCAGGATTTTCTCCTTACCGTCAATCTTGTATCGAAGCTGCCATACCTTTTTCCCTGATACAGGGACATAAAGGTACAGGCCATTACCATCGAGTAGGCGGTATGGTTTTTCTTTCGGCTTTGCTGCTTCAATCTGCTTAACGGTGAGCATGGGTAAAAATCCGGTGGGTAAAATTATTTTATCCACTTTTTACCCGTCATGGAGTGCGGCTGTCAACGATCTGACGCGAACCATGACGAACCGTGAATATACGGAAGGCTTGATATTCAGGGGATTTTGCGGACTGGTACGGATGGTAGCGAACTGATAAATGGTGTCCCCTGCAG